AATATAATCAAGCTTAAGGAATTAAGCAAAACGAAAGGAGGTACAGCTAATGGCTAAACACGAAAAAAAGCCTAAACGCAAAGAACTAGAGTTCGAAATCAAGATTCTTTGGTTTAAGCTTAGAATCAAAAACATTATTGAAAGGTAATTCAATAAAGGAAGCATAAGCTTCCTCCCCTTCGGGAGTGTGGTTATAGTTTAACATATTTAGTTGTACCTTCGCAAGAAAGGAAGCAGAAAGATGAAATGGAAGAAATTTCTTTTTGGTGATATTCATTATAAGAATGAATCAGCAGACGGAAACCAAGAAGTAGAATTCAAACTAAAAGGAGGATTAATTCCTAATTTGGTTTTGCTGGGTTTGATTATTGGATTAATTGTGTGGTTGGTGGTGAGATAAAATGCTTGTAATTGTTTTGTTTACAATTATGATTTTAGCAGTTTATTCTACTTACTAAGTAATCTGATAGAGGATGGTTGTTGGCCCCTTATGACGGAGTGCCATAGTCAATATAACATAGTAGCTATATTATTTTAAGAAAGAGGGTAAGTATATATGGGAAACATATTGCAACCACTATTTGCACTTGGTGGGTTTGGGTATTTAAATTATTGGATATTTAGTCGTATGAGAGATAGAGATATTGGAGGTGAAACAGACAAGAAGTTTATTATTGCTTTAATGTCATCTTTTGACTATCTTATTTATCTTATTTTAAGTAACTTTTGCAGCAACATGATTTGGTCTATCATAGGCGCTATTATCATTTCTCTGTTATTAACAATTTTATCACATCATTTTATTGATAAAGCCTATGGTTTAAGTAATTGGTTAAGAAAGAAAAATGGGCTTGATCAACAACTAGATATGTATTTATGGGATATGATGTCGGAAGAAGATAAGCCAAATCGTTTTGTGATAGATTATTCAGGAAATATTATTGCAAGTGGTGTTATTAAAGCTATAAGTGGTGAACATGAAGAAAAATCACTAATTATTTCCTCATTTGTAGGTTTTAATGATGAAAGACCTAAAACAGAAAAAGAACTACTGATTTATTTAGATAAAAATGATATTCAAAGCGATGTTTACCTAAATTTTGATAAGAAGATTAAAATTATTTATTTTTAGAAGGTTGTGGAAAACGGACTTTATCACTTGTTTGGGTGACTTTGCTTGTTTGGCTATTCTTCATTTGTGGTTCTTTAGTATTAAATTTTTTATCCATGATATAGCTCCCTTCTTCAAAGATATTGGCATGTCTTTATTATAACATAGGAGCAGGTGCTAGATGGGTGTTCTCCATGGTTCGATTCCATGGCTAGCTATAGCCGTAAGGCAAAATAAAAACTCCCAAAAGGAGTGGAAAGGAGGGAAGGCATGGAAAAAATTAAATACGGTGTACTAGGTTCTTCCAAGATATTTCACACAAGAAAATCTGCTCTCACTCATGCAAATCTTTTAGGATATCCTCGTAGTGCGGTTTTTTTGATAATTCCACAGGGAATGACGCAGAAAATGATTGATAAGGTGAATTAACATATCCTGCTTTATTAGCTTTAAATAGTTTTTTCTTTTTAGCTACTTTAAAAGCAACAAAGAGTCTATCTGTGATTTCAGATGTTTGTATGATTAAATCCATCCTTGTCATACTGTGGGCTTTTAATACTCCACAATCTGCCTCTGGAACCTCGATAAGGATTGTATTGCCATCAGGCTGTACTGCGGCTATAGCCCCTCTACCTGTTAAATCGTTAATTATATTATTTTGCTTTTGGTAATAATGCTGATATTTTCTGTTTTTATCAAAAACAATCAAGTCGAAGTAGCTTACATCAACATTAGAAGGATTGATGATTTTAATGTTAGCTCTTAATGTACCATTTGGATTATATATGCTTTCACCGTTGTCTAAAATAACGCTCAAAATCCAATCTGAAACAGGAGCAGCAATTAACTCGACTTGTAAGTTATTTCTTCGGTAGTTTGAATAAGATAGAAACAGAGCTATTAAAGCTATCCAATTTTTTATTAGATATTCACTTGTAAACTTAAAAACACACAATAAAAAATTAAAAAAATTCATTTCAACCTCACAATTTTTATTTAAATTATACCACAGAAATTTTTAAAGCTATGTTGTTTTAGATAATTCAAATTTAGAAAGGAGGTGGGTAATTATGAAAGAAATTTTGTTAAGCATAGCAAAAAGCCTTGAATCCATTGCGACTGAATTCAAAGCTCAAAATTCTTACAGAGAAGAAATGAAACAAAATATGGAACAAATGGAAAAAATAATATTAGATATTAAATCAGAGGTAGAACATGAAGGAATTAACTAAGGCTCTCAATAAAAATAGCGCAGAAAGAACAAAACTTTTAACCAAAATTAGTCAAGCTGTTTTTAATGAAGTTTTACAGAAATCGAAAACAATCAAAGATCTGCATGAAAATGCTTTAAAAGAATTTTGGGAATTTGATAAAACTAATCTCCCTAAAGAGGAACGAGACGAGATAGTTTTTTTAACTAAAGCACTTGTTAATGATTACATTGAAAAATTAAAACTGCCTGTAAAAACAGACAGTTGATGAACTAACCATTTAAAAGGAGCAAAGTGGCTTTATTGCACTCTTCGTAAGTTCTAAACGTGCTATCAAGCCAAGAGGTATTTCTATCATTTTCTAGATAGGTCTCTTTTGCTTCATTGTAAAAAGCGATAAAAGCTTGCAAAGTATCAAACAATTCATTGCGCTGTAGTTCAGGTTTGATTGCAAAGAATACTTTAATATTAGAGTAACTGGAATATAACTCGAATATATCTATTTGAGAAATCGCTTCTGATTTATTGGTACTTTTCATTAATTTATTATGAATAAGCTTGCTTTTATTGAACAATTCATCAAATAATTTTTTTAATTCAATTATTTGGTTATCCATATAATCACCTCCTTTCTGCTTACATTATAGCAGATTAGAGGTGTCGAAAACAGAAAGAAAGGAGGTGGGAGAATGACAAAAATGACATTGAAAATGCTTAGGGTTTCGAAGAATTGGAATCAAGAAACAGCAGCTAAAAAACTAAAAATTTCAGTTTCGAAATTAAGCAATTGGGAAAATGCGAAAACATTTCCAGATGCTATTGAAATAAATAAAATAGAAAAACTATACGATGTCAACTACTCTGATATTCTTTTTTTACCAACAAAACACGGTTTAACCGTGTAGAGCGGTAAATATTACACCGCTAGAAAGGACACATATGACTAAAGCAGAACGAATTAGACGTTTCTACTATGAGAATCCAAATTCAAAATTAGCAGATTCGTATCAAGCACTTAAAGAATATGACATTTCTGAAAGTCATATCAAAGTGACATTGAGTAGAGATAGAAAAAATGGTGTATGTGACACCAATTATGACTATACTCAATATTTTGAATCGACTAAAGTAAAAGAAGAACTCACAGAATGGAAACGAGATGTTCGGAAAGATTTAGTCGAACAATTGCTACAAGCAAATGCAAATGAAACTGATAGTAATCAAATTCGATTGAATGCGAAAACAATTAATCAGTTGTTAGTTGAAATATAAAGAAAGGAAACATATGAGACCAAAACAATATCCGTATAGAGGAAATAAAAAAGAATCTATTGCGGTAACAGTAGATCCCAAAACGCTAGCCGAGAAACTAGAGATTACTGACCAATCGAATATTTCCCAAGCGAAACACCGATTATTTGGTCTGTAAACAAGTAGACAAACGGCATTTTGAATTCTTGATGTGAAGATGAAATCAAGGTATCAGCTTAGACGAATTTAGATAACAACAAAAAAAGCCACTGCGGGGACAGTGACTTGCGAAAATAACTACTTAGATTATAACACAAAAGAGGAGGAGATGCACATGGCGATTGAAATTTTTGGTCCAGATTTTAGAAAAGAATTACTTGAAGATTTAATTGCTTTAAACAGAGAAGCACTAAAAATAGCCCAGACAAAAAACTCTAAGTCTATTGAATGGGTGACGATGAAACAACTCGAAAAAGAAACCGGCTGGGGACGCACTAAGTTGAGTGAGTGGAGAGATGAAGGCAATTTTAGTTTTAAACGTTCGTCTCTCAACGGGAAAGTGCTATATGACCTAGCGGATGTCAATAGATTTCTACGAACAAGTGGATTTAGAAAAGGAGTATGATATGGAAAATCCAATGACAGGCGTAGTAGTCTTATTATTTATTGCTTTAATTGCGTACATCGGAAACCGCAATAGTAATCAAAA